AATATAAGCATCTTTCCGTAAGAGAAATTTGTGCAAAAGCAGATCAAATAAATAAGGACAGGGTAGTAAATAAAATGAAACCCCTAAAAGTTCTTGAAAATCTCCTACATGGTATTGAACGTCTGAAAACCAATTTTCAATTGGTTAATTTACGTGAACCAATGATCAATGATGAAGTACGAAAAGCACTCGATGAAATTGATTCACCATTAACATCTGATGATAGAGGCAGTAAAAACCTTATTCCAATGATGCGTGATGATGAATTTCTATCGGTTTATGGTAGTTCATTTGTGCAGTACGTAGAGCCGTTTTATACTGTAATTCAATGTGAAAGAGACTTATACTTGAAGCATACAGGAAGTAGAAAGAATAATTTATAAAAGTCTTTCAAGTGTGAAAGATTGTAAATATATTTGTGTAGTTATTAACAATTAAAAAAAATAAAAAAATGAACGAAAAAGAGCATAGTAACATGTTTAGATTTTCACTCACACAGCAAGATACTTTGTTATGTGAAAAAGTGTTTGACGCAGATCAATTTAACCCTTTTACAAGGTATTCGATTGATATCAGAGACATTCTTCCACGAGCAATTACCAAGCTGCAGAAGACATTATCAAGAAGGAACTATGAAACGGGTATTGGTGTTGGCAACGGTAAGGGATATGATCTTTATGGTCATTATCAGACAATGACAAATCTTTATCCCAAGGAATATCGTGAGTGTATGCTGTACAATCCACCGTCAGTTAGTCAGCAAGTAGAAGATTTTGTGACCAAAGAAACAAAAACAATCAGAGGCGTTGAATGCAAAATCGGATTTTACATCAACGACAAACCAATCGTTGAAAGAACGTTTTATGTTGATGGCTTCAACTCAATAGCCAGATGGTCAAATGAACTGACCGATGTTGTCGTAGAAATCGCAGATACGATTTTCAAACAGATCAAGAGAAACGACATAAAGAATATGTGGGATGACTATGATTTAATCAACATCAAAGGTCTGTCAATTACCCAGATCAGAGAACTTTCTCCTTCGAAGAGGGATGAAATGTTGAGACGGCTAAGAAGAAACTAAGCCAAAAAATCACATGGGCAGTTACATAGATTCAAGTAACTGCCCTCCTTTTTAAATACACATATCTTAATGAGCGAAAATACTGACAATACACTATCAGCGTATCTCGGTCCTGAATTTCAGCAACGTTTAATGTGGCAATTATTGGTTGAGCCAGAATTTGCAGAAAAAACGTTACCAACTTTAGCAATCGAATACTTTGATGACCCAAATCTTAAAAGACTTTACATTATAATTCTTGAGTATTTTAAGGAATTTGAGAAAGTTCCTAATTTACAGAATCAGAGTATATTTCAAGCAATTGGCAAATATAAGACTCCCAATAACAATATGGAAGAAGAGTCTTTACTTGCTGTAATTAAGCGTATTGAACTTTGGAACGAAAGAATTATAAACAAACAGTTACTGTATGATGGCGATGTCGTACAGAAACAAACCAATTTATTTATTAAGCAACAGGAATACCGTAAAATAGCTGAAGGTATTATTGTCAAATGTAAAAATGGTGAGATAAAAAGTAAGCATACTGTTGCTAAAATTGAAGAAGACTTCCAGAAAGTCGCACATATTGGTGATGATGAAGATTATGGTATTGATGTATTCGATAATATCGACTATGCGTTAAGAAAGGAATTTCGTCAACCAATTGCAACAGGTGTGCGTGTTATTGATGCGGTTACTGGTGGTGGTTTGGGTAAAGGTGAAATTGCAGTTATTTTAACTCCTTCAGGTGTTGGTAAAACAACGCTATTAACTAAGGTTGCTAATACAGCATACGATGAAGGTAAAAATGTTTGCCAGATAATATTTGAGGACACCAAGGAACAAATTCAACGTAAGCATTTTACTATTTGGGCAAAATCAGCTTTAAGTAAGATGGACGAAGAGGTTGAAAATCTTAGAGTTAATAGAATTGCTCATGAAAAAGCAATTGAAATGAAGGCTAAAGGTGGCAATCTAATTATCAAGAAATTCAGTCAGGAAAACACCACAATGATGGATGTCCGTAAATGGATGATTAACTATCAGAAAAAATATGGAATTAAGTTTGATATATTGATTCTTGACTACCTCGATTGTCTTGAATCACATAAGAAATCTCCTGATAGAAATGAAGCTGAACTTGTGATTATTAAATCATTTGAAGCACTCGCATCAGACTTCGATATACCCGCATGGACTGCAATACAAACAAACCGTAGTGGTTTCAATGCAGAATATGTTGAAGCATATCAAACTGGTGGTAGTATTAAGAGAATACAAAAAGCACATCTTTTCATGAGTGTTGCTAAAACAAAAGATCAACAAGAAGCAAGTCTGGCTAATATCAGAATTATTAAAGCAAGATTTGCAAAAGACGGTCAGGCATTTGATGACTGTATATTTAACAACGACACAATGCAAATTATTATTGAAGACAAACGTTACCCACTGCAAACCAAAGGACTGAAGCATCATGATACTGAAGACGTAAATAATATTGATGAAACTGCAAGAAAATTACTGGATAAATCTTCTGAGTTAGGCATGCATGCTGCAATTATGCAACATACTGAAGGAAGCCTAATGAGTAGGCTTAATGACCCAAGTATTAATGATGAACCTATTGATATTGGACAATTTGTGCCAAAGAAAGATTTAATTAATAAATTTGAAGCCGATACCAAAGTACATGGAGTTGATGCTGAAGCTGAATTAACTAAACGACTGGAAGCCGAAATGCAAGAATCTTATAGCGATGTGTTGGAGATTGAACCTGATAAACCTATTGAGAATATTGGTGGATTGTTATTAGCAGATCAATTAGTGTCAATTACACCACAGCAAGAGCCAAACCCTAATTACCCTATAACATATGTTTACGGTAAGCCTGAACCAGATATTATTGGTTGGACTGGAGAAAGTACGACTGTAGGCGAGAATATTCAAGAGGTAAAATTGGAAGATATACCCAAAGAAAAGCCAATAACTGTTGAAACTGTGTTACAAAAATACAACGAAGTGAATAAAAATAATAGGACATTTACGCCACCACCAGAGGAAAAAATTGTTGATGTTGGTGCAAAATTACTGCACTTAGCAGCAAATCCTATAAGAAATATCAAGGAAGTTGAAAAAACTTTTGATGACCCCGATAGTCCATCAATTGCGGGTAATCCGATCTTTGATGCAATAAATAAAGCGATGAAACATCAAAATATTGTAAAAAAAGAGTAGTTTCTTTTGACTTTTTGAAAATCGCATGTATTTATAAATCCGAACACGTTTGCTAAACAATTTTAATTTTTTTTAAAAATATTTTTAAAAACTCTTGCAGGTTAAAAAAAAGTGTAGTATGTTTGCATCGTCTTAGGACAAATGTTCTTTCAAATGATTTAAAATACAAAAGGAAACTGTGTGTTATTACAGTAAAAACAAAATTAGCTCAGTGTAGAGCGTCCGATTCAAAATCAGAAGGTCGGGGTGTCGAAACCCCATCATTGTAAACAAAAATAACAAACGAATTATCCTTTTAACAATATAAAAAGTTCTTTGAAAACTATGGTTCGATTTAAAAGTCCGCAGTATTTATAATAAATATGTATTATGAATAATTGTTTGAATTGTGGAAAATTGGTAAAAAATAAATTTTGTAATGTTTCTTGTCAAAATGAGTTTCAAAATACTCAAAAAAATGATAAAAAATATGGTAAGTTTGTTGATTATTCGGTTAAATGTATTTCATGTGCTAAAATTTTTATTGTAAATGAACGTGAAAAACTACACCCACAAAAGAAAAAATATTATTGTTCACGAAGTTGTGCTAATAAAAGAAAGCATTCACAAGGAACTAAAGATAAAATTTCATTAAAATTAAAAACCAAAAAAAGATTAACTGTTAATTGTGAATATTGTGGAAACAGTTTCGAGCAGAAAAGAGAAACACAAAGATTTTGCGGAAATTCATGTTCGACTAAATTTAGAATGCCGTTAAGGGGTTATGAAAGAATTGGTGGTTTATGTTCAGTAAAGTCACAAAACAAAAGAGGTAAAAATGAAATATTTTTTGCAAAACTATGTTGTGATAAATTTAAATCAGTTCTTTGTAATGAACAAATTTTTAATGGATGGGATGCAGACGTAATTATTGAAGATTATAAAATTGCAGTATTATGGAATGGTGTTTGGCATTATAAAAAAATATCGAAAAATCATTCATTATTACAAACAGAGAATAGAGATAAATTAAAAATTAAAGAAATTGTTAATTGTGGATATGAACCATATGTTATAAAAGATTTAGGAAAATTTAATAAAACCTTTGTTATTAAGGAATTTGAAAATTTTAAGAAATATTGCGGGGTGTGAGAAGTGGTATCTCAGTGGGCTCATAACCCACCGCTTAACAGCCTCGAAGGTTCAAATCCTTCTCCCGCTACAATGAAATTGAAAGGTCACGGCATACACTCCGTTGAAAGCAAGTCACAGGAAGACTGCGCCAGTCGATTTCGAGAAATAATGAAGAACTGGTGGTTTTTACAGTATCAATTTGACGGTAAATCAAACTAAAAACGAAAACAAGACCAACGAATTTCTTCAAAACTTTTAACGTTCTTTAAAATAAAATACGGGAAGATAGTAAAAAGAAATACTATCTCAATATTCTCTTCAATGAGAAAACTAATAGTGTTTTCAGTAAATACAAATTGTTTTGAAAACAAAAATTTGAGGCTCGAAACCTCATCTTCCCGCTAACTTATACGCAGACAAGCCTCTTGCGAAAGCAAAGTAACTGCGTGATTGAATACGGGAAAACTGAAAGTGTTTACAGTAATATACGGAGGTTCGAATCCTTCTATCCCCACAAATTAATAAAAATTTGGGGATATAGACAAGTGGTAAAGTCAATAGTCAGTTAAACTATGAACAAAAAAAGCAACAAATACTTTTGAATTATTCCCTAAATTTATAAAACGGCATGGGTCGTGTCAACGCTAATCGGACAATATTAAACCCAACCCGTTTAAAGTTTTTGGTTGTTGGTATCAGAGTTTTTAAATAAAAACGGGGCATACCACCTAACATTTGACGATCTGCTCTTATGGATAAGCGTAGTGACAAGGTTAAGAATGGTTTTTCATCGTAGAAGTACGGTGTTTTTTCAAAAAAAGAAATAAAGAAGAACTTGTTGTGAATACAGTAATTGAAATTTGCCCTCCATGTGAGAGGGGGCACAAACTACCAAATTACAACTGAATTTCTTCTCAATTAATGAGAAGGGTGTTTTTCTTAAAAGAAAATGGGTGGGGGAGACAGTGTGAAAACGCTGACCTTTCCCATTTTTTTTGTTTTAATTTGTAACATTTTTTAATTTATTTCGTATAACAGTAGTTTTGTATTGAAATAATTTTTATATTTGACGTTTTAAAATTAACTTAAAAATAAAATGTTATGAATGAACTTATTAAGATTGGGGAAAGTGGTAAAGGTACTCCAGTTGTAAATGCAAGAGATTTGCACATATATCTTGGGTTGGCAAAGATTTCTCAACATGGTTAAAAGAGAAATTAAGAAAATATGGATTTCAAGAAGATGTGGATTATGCCAGAATTTATTATGATATTGATGGTAAAAGAATAGTCTTCCCCAAAAATGGGGAGTCCAATGAATCACAGTTTGAGCATGTTTTCAGAATTGAATACGCATTGACTTTGGATTGTGCAAAAGAAATTGCAATGGTTCAAAATAATGATAAGGGTAGAGAATTACGTAAGTATTTTATTGAGGTTGAAAAGAAATATAAAGCAAAAGAATTACTGGCATTACAACCAGCAGTAATACCTGAGAAACTTTATACGATGACCGAAACTGCTGACATTCTTAATTTGATTGGTTATTGTGGGAAAATTGGTAGAACTGGTTTGTATGGGATTCTTCGTTATCATAAAATTGTTGATAAACACAACCGACCATTACCAAAATATGTAAAGAGAGGTTATTTTATTGAAAAACCAGTAGGATTACAAGTAAAAGAAAAAGGATTGAATTGGTTAAATCAAATGTTTGTTGTACAAAAAACCAGTGATTCGGTGAATGATGAATTAAAAAAATTGGTTGAAAATCTGCAAAACGAACAAAAAGAATTGAAAGAAGGCGTTGTTGTGCTCGTTGAAACAATGCTTTATAATAAGGGTGGTAATCACACCGAAGACAGAAACAGATTAAATGTTGCACACCTGACCAATTTTTTGGATAAGGTAAAACCAACACAAAAGGCACTTGGAATGTAAATAATTTTAATTTAAATAAATAATTGTATGGAAAAATTGGTATTAACACAGAAAATGCTCGTAAGCGTTAAGCAGTCATTAATTGATGGTTTGACTATTGCAAGTGGAGCTAAGAGCAGTGCTACTTACTACCACAGCAGAGACGAACAAATGAAAGCTATAAGGACTCAGGTTGGGAACTTATATAAACTTTCAAAAGAACTCCCATTGATCATAGCCTCACAAAAAGGTGCTACAGGTCAATTCGTATCGGAAGTACTGTTCAATGAGTTGAAAAATACTCTAAGGGGTGGAGCATGTAATATTGTTAATCCAATTGACTGGTATGATAATGGTATCAGCGATAAGGCAGTTCTTACTGCATTGAATAACCTTGGTGAAAATGGTTTACCATATGTTCTGCGTTTATTCGTATCATTGAAAGACGCAAAAGTAAATAACGAAAGAACAAGAAAAATCATATTGGGTTACATTTGGGGTCAGCCTAACTTGGAATTTTATGCAATGAAATACAGAAACAAAATTGCTGAAATTCTGACTCATGTATATGGTCAGAAGAAAACCAGCATATTGCTTTCTATTGCACAGAAGCAAGTTGCAATCAACAACACTGTTCTTTTCAACAATGTTTACAGCGAAAAGGAAGCAAAGATTGTCAATGATTGTATTGTAAAGTACTTCAATGGCGATGCTACTAAAGCATTCAAATTACTGCTGTTCTTATTTAAAAAGGATGCTGGTGTTGATTTCTTCGAATTTCCTCTTTTGGCTGAATACCAGAAGGCAAAGGTTGATATCAAAGGTATTAAGAATGTTCCAGAAGAAGTTCTGCTTGGCTTAATTTCATCTGTAAGACATCCACAGTACCACTCAATGTGGTCAAGTGATATTCAGAAGGAAGCAACTAAGGCTATGATCAGATCAACTGTTCAGGTAACTTCTGTGAACCAGCAGGTTCGTCAAACCAAATCAACCGCAAAGTTGGGTGTTGAAAAACACGTTGATCTTGAAAAAGCAACTGACTTCTTGGCACTTTACAAGACTGGTTATGAAACTACTTTCACTGATGGAATTTGGGACGCAATCAACAAACTTGCAGAGAAGAAGAAAATTCAAGGATTCTTCTACCAGAACATCGGTATTATTCTTGATAATAGTGCATCAATGACTGGCGACAAGGCTGAGTCAAAGAACACACCAAGATCAATTGCTAATTTCACAGCAATGGTATTGGGTAAATCAGCAAGAATTTCAACATTGGTGACTTCAGATGAATTTGTAAGTGACATGGGTTCATTATTCATCAACTTACTTAAACTTGAAGGTACAAACAAGTATGATGCGATTTTCATCATAACTGATGGATACGAAAACGCATATGATGGTTTGACTAACGAAGTAATTCAAATCTGGAGAGCAGAAACTCAGAGTGTAACACCTATCTTCCAGATTTCTCCAACTACTGGTGCTGAAATGGGTGGTAACGTAAGACCTTTGAGTCCAAATGTTGTAACTATGGCAATCAATAATCCAGTTGCAATTCAGCCACAGATTCAGGCAAGGCTGTTGGAAATCGACACTCCACGTTGGCTTGAAAATCAGGTTCGTGCTTTAGAAGCTGCTCCTGTTAAGAGAACAAAAAAAATAAATGTAAACGCTTAAAATATCATACTATGAACAAAAGAGAACTTACAGAAATGTTAAAAGGTTGCCGACCAGTCAAAGACAAGGACGGAAACATCGTAGTTCAGTCAATTATGAACATGCAGCTTGTTTGCTTAACTGCAGACGCTGAATTCTCATTGGATACTCGCTTTGCGAACCCCTTGACTTCATTAGTATCAAGTAATAGCACTTATGGTGAGATCACTTTTACTAATAAGGAAAAGAAGGAAGTAATACTTCCTGTTCAAATGGCTGTATTGACTAAACAAAGTGCTCAGAACCACGGTATGGTTAAAGCAGGTTACGTTGAACCTAATTCAAGCACCACATATCATGATGCTGGTTGCGTACAGGGTGGACAAACTGGTTACTTCCGTGGTACTCAGGAATTTCGTATGATTCCCGTATCTATGCGTGAAATGTTATTTGAAAAAGTAGGTTATACTTCTGGCTACCAGAACATTTATCCTGCAATTCAGAAGCTCGGCTTAGAAACTAAGTCTGGTACTGGTAACTATTTGAACATATACTTTGAAAAATTCGACAAGAAACTCGAACAGTTTATTGCACATTTCGAACGTCCAAAGAATCTTATTGGTATCATTGTATTGATTGATGGTGAAATTGTTGCAATAGACAAATTCCCTTCATTTACATACGCTGAACAGGTATGGGAAATGATGATCAGAGACTGTTATGGTTCTTTGGCAATTATTAGTGAAGTGCAGAACAAAACTACTGGTCATCCATTTACTGAAACTTATACTGAGCTTAAAAAGACTCATCAGACTAATGTTATTGATTTGCTTGAAAAGGCAATGAAAAAGACTAAAAAGTCTATGACTGATGACGTTCAGGAAAGGATTCAGGAAGTTCTTGATTTACAGTTTGACGCAGTACTTGATACTGAAGGTCAGCCAATAGGAAAGTCTGCTCCAAAGAGTTATGTCTTGAGAGCCGAAGGTTATATTGGACAGGTAATTACCGAAAATGATTTTAACCATTTGGTATCAATCATCAAAAGGGAGAGATTCAACCCTAATGCTTTCAGGGAAGTAAATGAACTAAGAAAGAAAGCAAAGAAACAAGAAAGATTCAGTCTTTAATCAGGCTTGGCAAGCAGTCGCTTATTTAAATAGTTAAAACCCCGCAGGAGAAATCTTGTGGGGTTTTTCATTTTATGATGTTTTTAAATAAATTCTTTTGTATTTATTGTAAAGTAAACCGATCAGAAATGGTCGGATTGCTAATTAAGGGTACGGCTTATAAGTTACGAGTTTTTATGAAAGAAATGTACACATATAATAAAAATTATAATTCATTTTTTGATGGTGAATTAAATGTTCTTGAAATTAATCGAGAAAAAAAGAACAAATCTTTAACTACAAATGAATTTATAAAAAAAGCAAAAGAAGTTCATGGAAATAAATATGATTATTCGTCATGCTCTTATATTGCTTTTTCAAAAAAAGTATGTATTTTTTGTAATAAACACAAGTCTTTTTTTTGGCAAACACCTACAAATCATTTAAGTGGATATGGCTGTCCTGATTGTGGATATCATAGAACAAATTTTTCTTCTGCGGAAGAAGAAATAAAAGAATATTTAATTAAAAACAATATTGAATTTATTCATCAAAAAAGATTTGATGATTGTAAAGCACAAAAGAAACTAATTTTTGATTTTTATTTACCAAGGCATAATACATTAATTGAATATGATGGAGAACAACATTATATTGAAGTTTCAATTTGGGGTGGGAAACTTGGATTAGAAAAAAGACAATTTAACGATAAAATTAAAACAGAATATGCAACAAGTAAGGGTTATAAATTATTGCGTATTCCATATACTGAAAGATTATTTCTTTCTGAAGTGTTAAAAAATAATATAGCAATTTAATAAATAAAAACATATGGCATTTTTCGCACGTCCAAATTTAGAAGACCTACAATTTAAGCAATTAGGCGAAAGCACATTGACACTATCTGGTCAAACAAGAATATCAACACCGACTGGTTTAACGTTAACCGATGGCATTGGAGGTTATAGACCAATAGTTGCTACAGGGGGAACACAGTATGATGTATTGACCTTAGTTGGTAGTAATATCGTATTAAAACCATCAAGTGCATCTGGTGGCACTGGTGTATATTTATGTGCCTCACCAACAACCTGCACTGTGGGTGGATTACCTGCAGGTACTGCAATTAGTGGTTGTACACTTAGCTACATTCTCCAAAAAATATTAGTTCCAACAGTACCACCAGCAGTAACACCACCTTCACATAGTGCATTTATTGTCAGTCCGTCAACAGCAGTTTATGAAGTGGGTACATCAATTTCACTTTGTGTTACTTCTTGTTTTGATAGAGGTTGTATTTCACCACAATATTGTGGAGCTTGCTGTTTCAGAAGTGGATTACCAACTTCTTATTGTTATACAGATTTTGGTGTTCCAACAGGTATTACGTCATCGGCTTGTTGTAATTGTCATGTATTAACTCCACATGCAGTTACTAATGGTAATAATTTAGTATCAGGTTCAGTTAGTTTTGCTTCTGGAGCAACACCAGCTTATGATAGTACTGGTGGTACATTCTGTACAACCTTACCTGCAGGTACAACTACTCCTGCCAGAACATGTACTATTTGTGGTTTATATCCATACTTTTATGGCAGTAGTGTCGGTGCACCAGTTGTAGGTCAAGCACTTATTAACAGTGGTACTAAAGTAGTTTTCGATACTAATAACGACATTGCAGTAAACTTTAATGTTTCAGGCACAACTAAATATTTATGGTTAGCTGTTCCATCGGGTTCGACATTAACAATTAAACACAAATGGGTCGGTTCAAATGCACCATCAACAAACACCGAACCTATACCGGGTGGATTATTTAATGCACCAACTACATGTGTTATTAATGAACCAACCAGTTTATGGGTTACTTATCCATATAGATTTTACGTTAGTAATTACGCAACAAATACTTATTCTTCAGGATTTTACTCATTAACATTTAAAAACAGTTAATTATGTCAATACAATTAAACTCAAATTTAAAAATAGCTGCACCTGCTTCCGCAGATAAGCGTTATCTAAGTGAAAGAACATTAAGTGGTTCTCCATTGCCATATTCAGCAACGACTGAAGTATTTTCTACAATTCCATTAAGTGAGAGACACAGTGGATTAACTGTTTTTATTACCACAGGTGGAACAAATCTTGAATTTTGGTTTAAGGATGGTGTTAGTAATGGCAGTTTAATTCAAAAGAAATATGATTCAGTTATCCAAACGGCTTCTTTTGTTACTGGTGCAACAAACTTAGGATTTTTTACTGGACAGACAGGTATACAGGTATTACCGATTACTCATTTAACGCTTCCTGCACAATATAGTGGTAACTATGCTTTATTATATAATTTTTATTACAGGGGAACTGATGGTATAATTCATATTGGCGTTCCAGCAGATAATATTCCCAAAAGAGGTTATGTTAAAACAACAGCACCTGTTCAATCATGGCTTTGGAATGACGATACAAGTGGTTCATTACAAGTTGGGTGGCTTTTAGTTAATGGTGATATTTCTTTGGAAATCGGACAGGCAATAAGTGGTGTAGCATATTATCCACCAGCAACTGCATATGTAAACACTTCTTGGACAAATATTTCATATAATAATGGCTCAAATGTTGTTATAGGCACTGTTCTTGGTAGTTTAACTACTGGTAGTACAATTTCTATAGGTGGACCTCATTTTGCATTCAAAGAACATAATAATCTACACCTTAGAACATTAATGACAAAAACTCCGAACTTAATTGCCATTTCTTATGATGAGGCATTTATTTATTTATCTGGAACTACCGCAAATGCTGTTATTAATGCAAGCAATGGTCTGAACAAAATAGGCACTACTGTAAGACTTGGCGGTACATTAACTGGTACAACCACAATAACTGATGCACGTATTGCTTCTGGACGAACAGGTATTGAATATGGCGGTGATTATAGTGCATCATATACTGATCGTTCACTCGTTGATAGAGGCTATGTTAAGTCAGTTACCTCAACTAGTACTTCAGGTCAAAGGGTAACTAAATTCATTTGTCAGGTTGCTCATGGTTTCAACGTACAAAATGTTGTTGGTTGGAGTGGTGGAACATATAATAAAGCGATTGCTAATGGTTTATATGATGGTGAGGTTATTGGTTTGGTAACTAAATGTTATAATGCCGATTGTTTTGATTTAACACAAGAAGGCTATGTTACGGGTTTAACTGGATTAGCTACAAGCACCACATACTTTTTAAGTGATGTTACAGCAGGATTAATGACTTCTACACAACCAGTAGTCAATGGTCATATTGTTAAATCAGTTATGATTGCAGATTCAGCAGTAAGTGGCTGGGTATTACCATATGCTGGCTACATAATATCAAGTGGTACAGGCGGTCCACTCGTTAAGAGCGTTTGTAATCCAACAGGTGCAACATATCAAATGTTACAAAATGACTTTTATGTTGGTGCATGTTGTGGTACTCTTATTATATTACCATTAGCACCGCCAACTGGTATGGTAGCGGTAGTCGCTGACATTAGTTGTTTAGCTGCAGCAAATCCAATTACTATTGCAGGTCCGCTCAGTAATGGTCAGGTGCAATCACAAATTAATAGTAACTCAGGTTCATTATCGTATATCTTTAATGGTAATAAATGGAGCGTATTTGCATTTGTTGATACACCAGTACCTGTTTAATATTAATTAATGTGATAATATGCCACCACTAATATTTAAAACATTACAGACTCTAGCTAATGCTGGATTTACACAGTTATCGGGTCAGACATTATCATTATCTGGTGTTACAATAATTGGTAATTCAGGTAGATTCAAATATGCAACTGATCAGCACAGTATATATACTGCTCGTTCGATTGTTGACGCTTCTTATGTAACAGGGCAGACAGCAATTATTAAAAATATTGGGGCAAATCAACAAATAATCTTCAGAGATACTGGTGGAATTACTGGTGCTACGCATTTTCTATATAATAAAGTCTTACCGAGTTTGAGCTTTGGTAGCAATAATTGTGCACATGCAATTGATTCTGCAGTTATTGGTGGTAGAAATAATATCATTACTTCAGGAAATACTGGTTCAACGATCTTTGGGGGTAGTGATATTGTCCTGAGTGCTGCAACTTATTGCCGAACAGTTGTTGTGCCAAATCTGGTGATCTGGGAAACTCCACAAGGTTCTGGAACATTACTTAATTGGAATTCCCTAACCAAAAAAGTTTATCTTGCAAATTCAAGCGGTGGAACGGGTGGAGATAAAAACAATGTTTATTCAAAAACAATAATTAGTGGTTCAACAGGATTGACCTCTGGAAGTACTTATGTAATTCTGGTCTCAGGAATTACTTCAACTACCATTACATTACCCACAACCCCAATGCCTGATCAGGCATTTAAGATCAAAGATGCTTGTGGTAATGCATTAATTAATAACATTATAATCGATGCTGGTGTCGGTAGAACTATTGATGATTCACGATGTGCGGTAATCAATACTGATTATGGTGCTGTTGAACTAATGTTAGGTAGTACTTGTAAATGGTTCACTCTGGGCTTTC